TCTGCATTAACTAACAACACAACTTATGTTGAAATCTCCTTAAAGGTTGGTAGTACGACAAGGTTTAATGCAAGAAATCACGGCTCAGCTAATACTAATAACTGTGCTACAATAAATGCAGCTTACTATGCAACAGCAGGAGATGAAATCTCTATTCATACGGAAGCTGGGTCGAGTATGTATGGTACTGGAAACCAATACTCTTTCTGGACAGGATATTTAATAGGATAGAAACATGGCAATTAGAAAAATAATATCAAGAAGTATCGGAGTAGATGTTATCGCTGCAGAAGATTTGGCGAACAACTCAGTTACAACTGCTGAAATAACAGACGGTGCAGTAACACAGGCAAAACTTGCAAGTAGTGTTGAGTTGGGCGTTGGTGCATTCTTAGGAGACAACTCATCTGGTGCTTTGCGTGGTGACACGACAAACGGTAAAAAAGATATTTTCAGAGTTCACGAACAAGAATTAAACACAAACGTAACAATACCATCAACGGACAATGCTCTTGCAGCAGGCCCGTTGTCAATCGCAAACAATATCACGCTTACTGTTAGTGGTAATTTGACAATCGTATAGGGGATAGAGAATGGCATCAACATTAACAGTAGACAACATTGTAGGGGCAACAACTGCAAGTACAGTGCATGCTCCAGGCCACGTTATACAAGTAGTAAGTGTTGTTAACGGAACAACAGAGTCTACAACTAACTCTAGTTCATTTGTAGCACACAGTGGTTTAGTAGCAGCAATAACACCAAAGTTTTCTAATAGCAAAATACTTGTAACTCTTGCATTTTCGTATAGAACTTCAAATGGTACTAATAACTCTAACTTTACGTTATATAGAGGTACTACAAATTTACTCCATTCTACAAAGGGTACTGGTACTCTGTTTAGTGGAAGCTCATATTACCAAGGACATCAAACAATATCCTTTTTAGATTCTCCTAATACAACATCATCAACTTCATATCAACTTAGGATGATGGGTAATACTACAACACAAGTTAATACTGATGGTGGACATGGAACTATTACACTACAGGAGATTGCACAATGAGTACTTTAGCAGTTAACACAATCACGGCAGAGACAGGTAACACAGTATCACTTGCATCTGGTAAGACTCTAAATGCATCACAGGGATTTACTCCACCAGCAGGACATGTTATTCAAGTTCAACAAAAAGTATTAAGTAGGGCTGCTAGGTCTGCCACGTCAATTATAGAAGGTAATACTGGAGTTGGTGCTAATGTTACCACCACTTCTACTAGTTGGGTTAGTACAGGGATTACACAAGCAATAACTATTCAAGCTAACAATAAAATATTAATGCAAGCAGCTATAAGTGATATCGTATCCCAGACAGAAGCTGCTTCGGTTGGATTTGCGTTTTATATAAACGGTACTGAGGTTAATATTATTTCATCTCACGCTGGATATGGTGGAGCCGTAACTGAACGTCATCATGTAAATGGGGTATTTTTGTCTAAAGCTTTAGCAGCTGGGACTTACACAATAGATGTACGTTGGAGAGTAACTAGTAGTACAGCTTATTTTCTAAACGGACACACATCTTCTAATTCAGAATCTTCACTGATATTACAGGAAATACAAGCATGAGTCCTAAACTAAACAAAATGAATAAACAGGAGAAAAAATAATGGCAACAGTATCAGACGCACTAAGTGCTCTTGGTGTCAACGAATGGGTTCTTAGAGGCGAACCAAAAAATGCAGACGAATTTGGAGCAATGTTCCGTAAGGTAACAGGTGCAACTGAAGATGGTACTGCAATCGAATCAGATAATTCTGCTGATTGGGGAGTTACTTGGTCACAAGTAGAAACTAAACAGTCAGAGTTGACTGCGGCAGAACCTTTGAAAGCACTTCGTGCTGAAAGAAATGCTAAACTTGCTGAAACTGATTGGATGGGTAACAGTGATGTTACTATGAGTTCAGCTTGGAAAACCTACAGAAAAGCACTTCGTGATATCACAGAGGACTACAATTCTTTGGATGATGTTAAGTGGCCTACTAAACCGTAAGGTTATGAAATGTCAAACCAAACTGATATTTTAGATAATGTTTTAGGAGTAGCAGACCCAGTAGAGAATGCAATGCGAGTTGTTTCTCCACCCAAACCTGTACTTGTTCCCGAAACAAAAATGAATGAAGAAGATGTAGATAATGATTATAAATATCAGAGAGAAAACTTTTATAATCTGATTGAGAGAGGACAGGACGCTATAGATGGTATCCTAGACCTTGCAAGAGAATCAGAACACCCCAGAACCTATGAGGTTGCGGGGCAACTAATTAAGAATGTTGCAGAAGTAACAGAGAAACTTGGAGACTTACAAAGTAAGATGAAAAAACTCAAAGAAGTACCTAACTCTGCACCTAAGAATGTAACTAATGCATTGTTTGTAGGAAGTACAGCAGAACTACAGAAGATGTTAAAAGGAAAAGAATGATATGCCATTAACAAAATTTAAACTAAGTTCAGTCGCTAATGACGGTATTACTAGTGCTAAAATTAAAGACGGCGATGTTGCAACAGTAGATATTGCAGACCAAGCAGTTACTTTAGCAAAACTTGAACACGGTACGTCATCAAATAACGGAAAATTTCTAAGAGCAAATAATGGTGCAGACCCTACATATGAAGTTGTTGCAGTAACACCTACAGCAGTTTCAGACCAAGCAAATACATCAACTGGTGGATTTAGTATGCCCACTGGAACTACTGCACAACGCCCAGGCAGTCCAGATACAGGTGAATCTAGATACAACTCAACAACTGGTTCATTAGAATACTATGATAGTACTAAATGGATTTCAACAAACTTGATTCCAAATATTAGTTCTATAACTGGTGAAATAAACGATGAGGTAACTTCAAACTTAGTATTTGCTGTAACAAATAACACGGCTTCTGTGGATATTGTATTCTCTGAGGGTGGTTCAGCATTCCATACTATTACAGGCCAAGCAGTCTCTGCTGGTGCATTTACAATTGCAACTCCATCACAAGTTTATGGACAAACTGCTGGTGATACAATTTCAATTTCAATTAAAAATGAAGATGGAACACCATCTGGAAATGCAATAACAAAAACTGTTGTTGACCGACCTAGTGGTGGTACAATAACAACATATGGTTCATATAGAGTTCACACATTTACATCAAGTGGAACATTCAATTCTGGCGCTAAAACCGCAATAGATGTTCTTGTTGTTGCAGGCGGTGGTGCTGGTGCTACTGGAAATAAAACAAATGCATCAAGTGCTGATGCTGGTTCCGGCGGTGGCGGTGGTGGTATGGTTGTAGATAGTAACAGATCAGTTGCAGCTGCAACAAACTTTAGTATTGTTGTTGGTGCTGGTGGTTCTGCAAGTTCTACTGCAAATACGCAAGGTGCTAATGGTTCTAATTCTAGTGGTTTCGGAATAACTGCTATTGGCGGTGGTGGCGGTGGATTACCTAATGCCAATGGTTCAGCTGGTGGTTCTGGTGGTGGTGCTGGTGGTGGTGGTGCTTCTCCAAATGGTGGTGCTGGAACTTCAGGCCAAGGTAATCGAGGTGGTAATAACCACGGTCATACAGGCGGCAACCGTTATGGTGGTTCTGGTGGTGGTGGTGCTGGTTCACAGGGTGAAGATTCAACTAATAGTTTAAATAGAGGTACTAATGGTGGTTCTGCTGTGAATAATGCTTTTAGAACTGGCGGTAATATTACATACTCTGGTGGTGGTGCTGGTGGAGCTCCTTATGGACATGCTGGCGGTACGCCGGGCGCTGGTGGTGGTTCTTACGGTAATGCTGGTGCTGATGAAAGAGGCGGCGGTGGCGGTGGCGCTTCAGTAGTAGGAGTCGGTGGTGACGGCGGTGACGGTATTGTAGTCATTAGATACGCAATTTAAAGGAAGAAAATTATGTCAGTAAAATATTTTGCAAAAGTCGTTAATAATAGAGTTACAAAAGTAATTAAAGCAACTCAAGAATTCATAGATTCTTACGATGATGGAGTTGGTGGAGATTGGATTGAAACTATTAAAGATAATAATGGAACAGAAGCTCATAAGTACCATTATGCTGGAGAAGAATTCTGGTATGATGCAGACGAAACCGCATTCTATCCCCCATCCCCACATGCCTCATGGGTATTAGACTCAGATTTCAATTGGAATGCTCCTGTAGCATATCCCACTAACATTCCACAAGTGGATGATGGTGAAGGTAATCAAATTGATTCCGTTCTATATAAGTGGAACGAGACAGACGGTTCTTGGGATGAAGTAGAATAATACTGTGCAACACTTACATTATGGATTTTTATTATGTCTGAAAATCATTATCTGGGCAACCCCCTTCTAAAAAAATCTAACGTCCCTGTAAATTGGACAAAAGAAAATATACTTGAATATCAGAAGTGTATGGAAGACCCCATATACTTCATTAAGAACTACATCAAGATTGTATCTTTAGATGAGGGTTTAGTACCCTTTAAACTCTATGACTTCCAAGAGAATATTGTAGAGACAATCCACAACGATAGATTCACTATATGTAAGATGCCAAGACAGTCTGGTAAATCCACGACTATGGTATCTTATATTCTTCACTACGTTCTATTCAATCCTAATATGAATGTTGCAATCCTTGCTAACAAGGCTGCGACTGCACGAGATATTCTTGGCAGACTACAACTTGCATACGAGAATCTTCCTAAGTGGTTACAACAGGGAGTGGTGTCTTGGAACAAAGGTTCAGTAGACTTAGAGAATGGTAGTAGGGTGGTTGCATCCTCTACATCTTCATCTGCTGTTCGTGGTGGTTCTTATAACATGATATTCTTGGACGAATTTGCATTCGTTCCAACTAACGTGGCAGAGGACTTCTTTAGTTCTGTGTATCCTACAATTTCATCTGGTAAATCTACAAAGGTTATTATTGTATCAACACCTAACGGTATGAACTTATTCTACAAGTTATGGGTGGATGCAGAGAACAAA